GTAGGGGTGTCGTAGAAAAGGGATATAATGCACAAAAAGCCCTTGATGCTGAAATGAGAGCAAGAATTGACTCAATGGCATTACGCAATACTATGATGATGGCTGCTGACGCTACTAGACTACCTCGTGGAAGTAAATTTGAGGTACGAGCAGGAAAAACTGTACTAACTAATGGTAATCCTAGAGATGCAATTATGCCATTGGACATGGGTGCAATGGATGCTAGTACTTTTAATCAAGTAGCTAGTCTACAAAACATGATTCAAATGGGTACAGGTAGTGCTGATATGGGGTCAGGGCAACAAGATACTGCTTCTGGCATGTCTATGATGCAGTCAGCTAGTATCAAGCGTCAAAAACGAACCTTAATGAACTTTCAGAATACATTTTTAATACCTATGATACATAAGGCTATGTATCGTAAAATACAATTCGATGTAGACAGATACCCTGTAACAGATTTTAAATTTGTACCTTACTCTACTATGGGAATCATGGCAAAAGAATTAGAAATGCAACAAATGGTGCAAATGTTACAAGCTATACCTAAGGATTCACCTGCATTTAATGTTATTTTATTGGCAATGTTCCAAAATTCTAGTATACATAACCGCGACCAGATTGTATTTAGTCTACAACAAGGGCAAGCACCTAATCCAGAGATGGAGCAAATGCAACAAATGGGTATACAATTACAAGTACAACAGGCACAAGCTGAAATACAGAAAACTATGGCTGAAGCTGAAGAAGAAAAAGCAAAAGCTATTTTACATACAGCACAAGCTGGTTCATTACAGCCAACAGAAACAGATATGGTAAAAGAACAAGTGCAAATTGCTAAAATGAGTGCAGATGTACAAAGACAACAGTCTGAAACAGCAAGAAATCAACCAGAAGTGGAACATTTAAAAAGTGAAACAATATTAAACCTAGCTAAAGCTAGAGCAGAAGGAACAAAGTCAGTTATTAATACTAGACCACAGTAAATACATGGCTAAAACAGATGAACAATTCTTAATAGACAGAATGTCTATGATGGAAGTAGAAGGTTGGCACGATTTAGTTGCTGATTTAAAAAATTTAGAATCTAATATTACTAATATTAATAATATTAATTCTGAACAAGACCTTTGGGTAATCAAGGGTCAGTTGCGTATTATAAATTTTATATTAAGTTTAGATACTGCAACTACAATAGCGTTGGAAGAACTCCAAGATGGAAATCCGACATAGTTAAACTTCATAACCCATAGTGGGCGGAGAAAAAATGAGTATAGTAGTAGAAGGCACACCAGAAACAGGAGAACCTGTACAAGAAGCAGTAGTAGAAGAAGCAGTTGAGGTAGAAGCAACAACAGAACCAGAAGGTAATCTAGTTGAAGAAACCCCACAATCTGAAATACCTGCTAAATATTTGGGAAAAACTCTTGAAGAGGTAATTGAAATGCACCAAAATGTCGAACAGGCATTAGGTAAACAGGGTTCAGAAGTTGGAGAACAACGGAAATTAATTCAAAGTTTATTAGAGGCGCAAAACAAAGCACAAACTACTGAAACACCACAGGAAGAGGAAACTAGTTTTGAGGATGTATTTTATGACGACCCTAAAAAGGCTGTCAATCAAGCAATTGAAAATCATCCAGATGTATTAAAAGCTAGGCAGCAAATTGCTGAACAAGAACAACAACAAAAATTAAATGTTCTTGAGAAAGCATATCCAGACTGGGAAACTAGAGTTGCAGACAAAGGTTTTCAAGATTGGGTTGGTGCAAGTGAAATAAGGAAAGATATTTTCCGTAAAGCTGACACAGAATATAGACCAGACTTTGCTATTGAACTTTTTGATATGTACGATAAGATAAATATGGTACAAAAAACACAAGAAGTTAAAAAGAAAGAAAAGGCTAAAGTTGATAAAGCATTACGACAAACTGTATCTGAAACTCGTTCCACACAATCGGTAGGTGGTAAAAAAATGTACCGCAGGTCTGATTTAATCAACTTGCAAATTACAGACCCGAATCGTTATGCTTCACTTGCTGATGAAATTCAGGAAGCGTATGCAGAAGGTAGGGTTAAATAATCATTTAATGGAGAAGTAAAATGGCTTTAGGTTCAAACCAAGTAACGACTTCCGTAGCTAATAACTTTATCCCCGAACTATGGAGCGATGAAGTTATTGGTGCGTATAAGTCAAATTTAGTGGTTGCTAATTTAGTAACTAAACTATCTCACAAAGGAAAAAAGGGTGACACTATTTATATCCCAGTTCCAGCGAGAGGAAGTGCAAGTGCAAAAGCAGCAAACACTCAAGTAACATTATCAGCAGCTACTAATACGAAAGTAACAGTAAGCATTGATAAACATTACGAATATTCAAAGTTAATTGAAGATATTGCAGAAGTTCAAGCACTAGCTTCAATGAGAAAGTTCTACACCGATGATGCTGGCTACGCACTCGCGAAGCAAGTTGATACTGACCTTTTTGCATTAGCAGAAGGTTTACAAGGTGGTACAGTAGGTGGTACTGGTGCAGCAGCATATGAAAATGCTGTTATCGGTGGTGACGGTTCTACTGCTTATACTGGTAATTCAACTAATGCCTCTGACATTACTGATGCTGGTATTCGTAGAATGCTTCTAACTCTTGATGATGCAGATGTACCGATGGACAATCGTGTAATGGTAGTTCCACCAATCTGTGCTAATGACATGCTTGGAATCAACAGATTCACAGAGCAGCAGTTCATTGGTTCTGGTGATGCTATTAAAACTGGTAAGATTGGACAGATTTATGGTGTAGATATCTTTATCTCATCTAACTGCCCAACTCCTGCGGGTACTGACAGAGCAGGTGTACTAATGCACAAAGATGCTCTAGTACTTGCTGAGCAGGTTGGAGTTCGTTCACAAACACAATATAAGCAAGAGTACCTTGGTGACTTGTTCACTTCAGATACTATTTATGGAGTTGCAGAACTTCGTAATGATGCTGGTGTTGCGTTTGTTGTACCGGGTTCATAGTAGTTAGTTAGGCGTAACCCCTTCTTATGAGGGGGTTATTACAAACTAATTATGTCATCTACTAAATTAAGAAACGCTAAGAAAGAAAAAGCCATTGAATATTTAGGTGGTTGTTGTTGGAAATGTGAAGGTGTGTTTCATAGAGATATTTATGATATACATCACATAGTACCTTCTACTAAAAACTTTGAGTGGAATGTATTAAGTAGAAGAAAGTGGGAAACTATTCAAAAAGAATTAGATATATGCGTATTGCTTTGTTCTAATTGTCATAGACTAGCACATCAGGAGATGAGAAAACATGCCCTTTTATGATTTTAAATGTGAGCAAGGACATATAAGTGAAGAGCTACGCTCTTATGATGAAATGAAAATGGGAATTGAATGCCCTAAATGCGGTAAACCAGCTAACAGGATTTATTCAATTAATGATGTTAGACCTAGTTACGGGTATGAAATGACTAGATTTAGCATGAGAGAACGCAAACGAAAGAGTAAGGATAAGTTTAATGGACATATTTGAAGATACTTGCGACCATGACTCTGTTGAAAACTTAGAGTTAGAACGCTTTAAAGTTAGATTAAAAGAAATCTGGTCAAGGTTTCTTGATGAATGCTATGATAAATATCCAGATGTAGACATGGACCTTGAGCATTTTAAAGAACATAATGCTTTAAAGTTTGCTGATGAACCTGAACAAGAAAGTGAGTTAGATAACTTATTAGCAATGTTAGACGAGTTAATGGACTCTGGTGAAGAGCTAGAAGAAGTTAAATCTGAAGGTAAAGCACCTACTTATGGTAGTAGTTCACTTAAATCAAATAACGAACAAGGTAAAAAAGAGGCAGGAGTATATGAATTTAAACACACAACTACAAAAACTCCGGGAGATAGTCGTTCTGGAAGTAAAGGTGGTTCGTATGAGGGTACGCCATCAGGTTCAATTCGCAAAAGAAAAGATGCAAGAGTTATTAGAAGCTTTTCACCAATGGCTCAAAACCTTAAAGAAGAACTAATAGCTTTATCTGAAAGACAAGCTATTGGTAAACGCAGACAGTTGTTTAGATAATGAAAAAGTTTAATTGGAAAAAGAAAAAATCTATAGGGATGTACCTTAATAGAAGGCAATGGGAAAGAGAGTTTGACACAACAC